GTCGCCCAACGTGCCGGTCTATCAGAGCGCGACGATCGGCCGGGTCATGTCGACAGCGGCGTCGGGGAAGGAGTTGATGAACGCCCGAACCGTCAACGCGGCCACGGTTTTGTCGGCGACGAGCACGATCACTGTGCTGATCGATCGACCTTTCCTTCAGGGAGCCACCGCGTAAAAGACGGTGTTGTCTAAGAGGGAATGTTTTGCTATGCTTCCTTTCTCGCAATTTTGTGGGAGAGGAAGTATGGCTCAATCTCGCGAAGCACGGTTGGAATTGACGGGCCTTCGATATGGATCGTGGCTCGTTTTGGGACCCAAAGGTGTCGGTGATTATGGTGATGTTCGGTGGCTGTGCAAATGTGACTGTGGCACGATACGCATGGTTAAGGCGGGATCGTTACGCAGCGGCAAGAGCACTTCATGTGGCTGCTATAACATCAACGTCATTACCAAGCATGGCATGGAAGGGACACCTATCTATAATGCGTGGGCAGCGATGATCCAGCGATGCGAAAATCCGGAAAGTAGATTTTTCCGCGACTATGGCGGACGCGGGATCAGCGTGTGTCCGGAATGGCGTGCTGATTTCCGGGCGTTCTATCGAGATATGGGCGGCAGGCCATCCACTAAGCATTCCCTCGGTCGAATTGACAACGACGGCAACTACGAGCCCGGCAATTGCCGGTGGGAAACTCAGAAGCAGCAGATGCGCAACCGGCGCACGACGAAGTGGCTCGAGTTCAACGGCGAGCGCCGTCCGCTTAGCGAATGGGCCGAGCTGCATGGGTTGCCCCCGAAGATAGTCAAGGATCGCGTGGCGGCGGGGTGGCGCATGGACGAGGTGCTTCTGATCCCCCATCCGTCAGATCGATGGGTGCGCTCGCGCTTCAATGCCGGGGGACAGGCATGAAGTCCGCCGCTATCGTTCATCCGGGCGCGATTGTCGGCTTCCAGCCTTTGCGGGGGCCGGCATTCGCTCGTCCGACCGAGGATCAGCCCGAGGCGAGGCTGGCGTATGGCGTCGTCGTGGCGCCCTACGCGATTGTCTACGCGGGAGCCGAGATCGGCGAGGATACGGTCATCTGCCCCTATGCGCACATCCGGGAGGGGGCGAGCATCGGCAAGCGCTGCGTGATCGGAGTCGGCGTGCGGATCGGGTTCGATGCTCGGATCGGCGACGATGTGCAGATCATGGACGACAGCCATATCAGTGGCGGGACGGTCATCGGCGATCGGTGCTTTGTCTCGGTCCAGGTGCTTGCGGTGAACGACGACAAGCCGCGGGGGTACGTCTGGAAAGGCATCACGCCGGTCACGATCGGTGCGGATTGCGTGATCGGAGCCGGGGCGCGGCTGCGGCCCGGGATCACGATCGGCGATGGGGCGACGATTGCGATGGGGGCGGTCGTGACACGCGACGTGCCCGCGGGCGCGATGGTCAAAGGTGAACCGGCGCGGGTTCAGCCGTCGCTATGGGAACGGGAACTCAACAAAACTAGCCATGCCATGCTCGGCTTCGTGTCCGACGATGATTTCGACTGGATGCCGCGCCAGATCTACCCGGACGGGATCGAGGGCGTGGGATGAACATTGTTAGCTTCTGGACTCCGCGCCACGATCATCCGTTCTATCAGGATTACATGCCATACTTGAACGTTCTGCGGGCATCCTGCGAGAAGTTCGGGCATCAGCATATCGTCATCACCGATGACGAGAACCTTCCGGACGCCTTTGTTGCGGCGCTCCCCGAGAGCCTGATGAAGGCGATTATTCGGGGGCAGCTTGCCTATCTGAACTCGGGATTGGCGCAGGAGGATACCGTTTTTGTCGGAGCCGATTGCGTTCTGGCTCGAGACCCGGCGGAAGTGTTCGACATGCCCTTCGATGTCGCCTTTACGACCGGGCATTTCTCGGATTGCATCCTCAATACCGGGGCGATCTACGTCCGGGGAGGGGTGGACGCTCGGCCTATCTGGGCCAAGGCGTTTGCGGCGATGGGCGAGGAGTGGGGGGACGATCAGAAGGCGCTGGCGGCTGTTGTCGACCCCATCGAGGTCGCCACGAATGTCAGGGCATCGAACAAGTCGGTGTGTGGCCTGTCGGTTCTGTTTCTGCCGGTCGATCCCTATAACCTGGCGCCGGAATACCCGGATGACGATTGCACCCGAGGGGTGATCCTGCACTTCCGCGGGCCGCGCAAGGCATGGATGGTCGATTATTGCGCGAAGTGGCTGGGGATCGGCAAACGGATCGAATGGATCGCTGTGTCGAACTCACCGAAGGAAAAAATCTTCGAGAATGTGGCGATCAACAGCAAGCGCGCGGTGCCGTGGGTCAAGGAAGTGCCCGTGCATGAGGGGCATGCCGTACTCGTGGGCGGCGGCCCCTCGGCAGCGGACACGCTGGACGACATCAGGCGGCGAGTGGCGCAGGGACAAGACGTTTTCGCGCTGAACGGCGTAGCGGCATGGCTCAACCAGTACGGGATTATGCCGAAATATCAGGTTTTGCTCGACTCCAGACCGCAAAATCGGCGGTTTGTGCGGCCAATTGCGGCTGAACAGTTCCTGATCGCCTCCCAATGCGACCCTGTGATCTTCGATATCCTCGCCAACGAGGATGTGACGCTGTTTCACCATGCCGAAGAGGGGATCGAGGAGCAATTTGAGGGCAATTCGGTCCTGATCGGCGGCGGTATCACGGTCGGGCTCACGTCGATGGCGCTTGTCTATGCGCTCGGATACCGGCAGCTGCATCTCTACGGTTACGACAGCTCCGACCGGGAGGGTGAGAGCCACGCCTACGCGCAAACCGAGGCGGGTTCGGAGAATGACCGTCGCGAAATCTGGGTTGGGCGCAAAATGTTCGTGGCGTCGCCCGCGATGTACGCGCAGGCGCAGGCTTTCCCCCAGTTCGCGCAATTGCTTGCGGACATGGGATGCACGATCACGGTTCATGGGTCCGGATTGCTGCCCGAGGTCGTGCGGCAGGGATACGGCTTCGGCGAGCGAACAGAAGTCGCGGCATAGGAGGCGATCATGGCGTTGAAATCGGAATTGATGGCTTTGGGCATGCCTTCGGGGCAAGCCAACAGGCTCGGGCAGGATGCGGTCACGACGGTTGCGGGGGCCGGAACGACCCAAGCCACGGGGACCGCCCTCACGAGCAATTTCACGATCATCTCGACGGCCCCGTCGAGTTCGGGCGTCGTTGCCAAGAGCACCAGCGATGGTCCGCAGCTGATCTACAACGGCGGCGCGAACACGCTCAAGGTCTACGGCAATGGCACCGAAACGATTAACGGCATCGCGGGGTCGACGGGGATCTCTGTCCCGACGCTCAAGTCGGTGCTCCTGATCGGTAGCGGCACCGGGTCGATCGCGGTCATCAGCGCATAGGGGGAAATCGGCGATGAAATTGTGGTTGCTAAGAGCACGAGCACGATGCGGCGTCCTATGGCGCATCGGACTTATCAAACGCACGACAGCGTTTCGGTGGGATATGGACGCCGCTTTGAACGAATGGAGTTAAGGGCATGCATGGTCAATTCACGCGCTCCTGGAACGGTTCGGAGCAGGCGCCTCCGGGAAGCGTGCGTCCGAGGTTCTATCTCGATCCGGTGCAGGATGAGCTTGCATCGGCGCGAGAGGGGCGCCCGATCTTCAAGGAGGTCGAGCGCGTCGAGATTTTCATGCCCGGCAATCCCTATGCGATCCCGGTCTTCAATGTGACTGACCAGCATCGGGAACGCTGGCCCCGCGAATACGAGCAGTTCCGCGAGGGCATCGAGCAGACGGCCGAAGGGACGCCGATTGCCGAATGGCCGATCCTCAACCGCGCCCAGGTTCTCGAATTGAAGGCGTTGCAGCTTCAGACGGTCGAGGAGGTAGCGGCTCTGTCCGATCTGGCGTGCCAGCGGGCGATGGGCCTGAATCAGCTTCGCACGAAGGCGCAGGCATATCTCGATGATGCGGCGGCGATGGCTCTGACTGAGCAATTGAGCAAGCAGAACGAGGATCAGCGTTCGGAGATTGCGTCGTTGACGCGCCAGGTCGAGGAGTTGGGCTCGTTGATCACGAAGCTCCACGGCGAGGTCATGGGCATGAGGAACGCGCCCAATCCGATCGCGTCGGCGATCCCCGGCATGGCAGACCCGTTCCAGCAGATGGCGATGCAGCAGGCGGGAACCGACAATCGCGAGCCGGCCACGTCGTCCCTCGGTGCTTTCGTCGAGCAGGAGAAGCGCCGGGTGGGATGGCCGAAGGGCAGACCGCGGGGGCCGCGGGCGCCGCTGCCATCATCGAGCGATGAGGCTGCGTGATGGCGGTATTGACGACCAAGGCGCGCAACAAGCTGCCGGCCAAGACGTTTGCTGGGCCTGATCGCTCCTATCCGGTGCCGGATAAGGCTCATGCCGTGAACGCAAAAGCCCGCGCATCCCAACAGGCAAACGCCGGCCGCATCTCCAAGGAGGTCGAGCGGCGCATCGACGCCAAGGCCGACCGCGTTCTCGGAAGAAAGGGAAAATAGCCATGCCAATCATTCTCCCGGTTGAGTTCAGCATCGAAGTCGTGACCCGCGAAGACGGGACGACTTATGAGCGTGATCTGATCACGACCACTCATCCGGACGGCACTAAAAGCGCGCGCGTGGCGACGCTGCTGGAACGCGTCGAGATTTTCATGCCCGGCAATCCCTATGCGATCCCGGTCTTCAATGTGACCGACCAGCATCGGGAACGCTGGCCCCGCGTATACGAGCAGTTTCGCGAGAGCATCGAGCAGACGGCCGAGGTTGTGCCGAGCCACGAGGAGCTTCTGGCAGAATGGCGCTTGACCCATCCCAAGCCCACCGCGGCACAGGTGGCCGAGGTGATCGCGAAACGCGATGCGGGCGAGAAGGCTGAGGCGGAAGCGAAGCCAGCGACGCCACCTGCGCCGGCAACGGCGCCCGTACCGGCGGCGGTAGTGTCGGCACAGCCCTGATGCCCTGGAGCGGCAAGAGTTTCGCATCGCGCCACAACAAGGCGCTGAAGGGCGCGGCGGCCACCGCTGCCGCCAAGCAGGCGAATGCCGTGCTGGCTTCCGGTGTTCCCGAGGGTGAGGCGATCGCCATAGCGAACAAAGAGGCCGCAAAGAAGCGGAAGCCGCTCTCGTTGCGCTATCGACGGGGATGAGCTTTGACGTTGCTTTCGTTATGCCAGGCGGCGGCTGACAACATCGGCATAGCCAAGCCCTCGACGATCATCGGCAATAGCGATCCCGGCGCACAGCGCTTGCTGCAGATGGCGCGGCGCGAGGCCAACAACCTATCGACCCGGACAAACTGGGTCGCGATGGTGGTCGAGAACGTCTTCATCACGAACGGCACATCGGACTATTTCCTGCCGCCCGATTTCCGCTCGATGGTCAACAATACGATGTGGGACCGCTCGCGGCATTGGCGCATGCGCGGCGCGATGTCGCCTCAGCAATGGCAATTCTACAAGTCGAGCATCTTCGGGCGCGCTACGATCGAGCGGCGCTGGCGGCTGCGGCTGTCGTCCGGCGCAGC